GACATACTGAATGCAAGCCCCTTCCGGTGGGTTGATTTGTTTGGGACGGATACCTGTTTGATGGCATGCGGGTTTACGGCATGGGCCGGTGTATTTTCACCTGACAGGGGAGAGACCTGGACAGCTCTGGGCAAGCTGCAGGATGAAAGGCAGGTTCACCGGTTGGCCGTAACCGGCAGGCTTCAGGCCATGAGCGCAGCTGATGATTTTTTACGGAATTACGAAACAGCGGCAAACGCCAAAAAGAGTAAACGCTGGCTTGATGATCCGGCCACCGTAAAGCAGTTGGATGTTCTGGGCAAGTTCGGGTATCAGGCCCAGGTTGACTTGCTTGGTAGCAGCATGTTTACCAAGTACAGCGCAGCCTGTCATGCAAGTTTCAATTTTAACAAGCCTGCCATAGAGCAGGCGCTGGGGGTGATGTGATGGTTGACCTGCCGGGGCTGGCACAGCGCCTTCAGAAAGACGGGTTGATCGCCAAGTCATTCACTGAATGTACCAAGTCCGAGATTTTGCAGATCGTTGAGGCTGTATTCTCTGCGGTGGGCGATGATGTACCACCTGACGGGTGGAGCAAGCCCAGGCTTGAGGATAACAGCCTGATCATCCCCCACGATGTACACCCTGATTATCGCTGGTGGAACAGTGACGGTAAATCCATCTATGAGATTCTGGTGGAGCTTAATGCACCGTTTGAGGTGGCAAAGAAATACATTCGTAACGGTGGCATAGCTACGCCGATGACTGAGAAAGAGTGGCTGAACAGATTGATTCCATTTTAACTGCTGGTTAGCCAAGACGCTGCCAGCCATACCACTAAACCAACGGCTAACCAGTCCGAGTTGATTGAGCAGTTAGGCCTTTTTGTCCTATGATTTATAGGATTTGCACCCATGAATCATCAAAGTTTATTGATTTTAGAACGTCATTACGCTCAATTTGTGGGGGTTTCTGAATTTTGATTGCAAGACGGGTAGAGGGAACATCTTCAATGATTGTAAATTGTGAGCCATGCGGTTGCCATGTAAAAAGATGGTTATTGTTGACCTTGCTGAAGCCCTCAAGGTTGTTGCGCTCGTTCCATTGCCACCAATATTGGTCAGTTGGATACATGACGGTTTCAAACTCAAACGCAGCCAGTTCAAGCAGGTCGTCTGATTTTACGAGCACAATGGTTCTCACATGCTGATAAAGTTTACGAATACCAGCTACCCGTTCGTTCCAGATGGAAAGTATTTTACCACCCAGTTCAGTAGGGTCGCACTCACTGGTTTCTTTGTCGCCAAACGAATAAATAGGGGAGTTTCTGCCTGATATGAGACGAACTTTTGAGACAGTTGACGGTTTTCTGTTTTTAACGGTCTTTGCGCCCCACGCCGTTTGCTCAAGCACAACGTCGTCAAGTCCAACATTTGAGGGTTTCCACTGTGCACCGATTAGTCGTGCAAATATTTCTTCCCAGTCAGAGCCTTCTATTCTCGCCGTGTCTCCTCTGGATGCCAGCAAGTACACAGTCTCCCTGCCCAAATCAAGTGCAAAGCGTTTCGGAAAGTCGTTAAGCGGATATGGTGGCTTGTATTTTTCTACTGTTCTTAACTTTGGGGATTTGTTCATATTTGGATGCCTTTTCAAATATTCTCAATTGTCCATCTACAACCAGTTTGTCAGTCTTGTACACTTCTGGAGTTTTATTGAAGTTGCTGGCTTTAAAAACATTCTCAAGCACAGCTTGAGCGACAGGAACAGGCAGGCTGTTGCCTGCCTGTTTCCTGGTCTGGCTGTAGTTGCCCACTATTTTGAAAGATTCTGGAAAACCCTGCAATCTCAACATCTCTCTGGATGTCAGGCGACGCTCTCCGTTAACAAGCAGATAGTTATAAGAAGCACCAGCGCGAAGCGCACACGAAAACGGATAAGCACTAATGTTTCCGGCTTTGTTTTCATGCCAGATAGTGGGTTCGGCTGTCGGTTGCTGCTTGCTCAACCGTTTGGTTTTTATGTGTTCCGATGCGTAATAGGAATCTTCTACGTTATTCTCCAAAATCTCACTCAATGGTTTCATTGGTATTTTATTCTTAGGCCAGTCAAAACAAACAGGGTCGCGGAAACCTACAATAAAAATTCGCTCTCTCTTTTGTGGCAAACCAAAATCAAGGGCGTTAAACACTCTGTAGTCGGAATGGTAGCCAAGTTCTTTAAGCGTTTCCATTATTCTCTTGATGGTTTTGCCGCCGTCGTGTCCAACAAGCAACTTTACGTTTTCAAGGACAAAAGCTGCGGGTTTTTTAACTTCCAGTATTCTGGCAATGTTGAAAAACAGTGTGCCGCGTGTATCGTCAAAGCCTTTCATTTGTCCGATGATGCTGAATGGCTGGCATGGAAAACCGGCGAGAAGAATATCATGGTCGGGTATGCTTTCGGGAGCAATCTGTGTGATGTCACCATGCGGCATATCGGCAAAATTTTCTTGGTAGACATGTTGGCAGTCTTTGTCAATTTCACTTGTAAAAACGCACTTGGCTTTCAGGTTGCTATTGGTGGCTGCGTTCTGAATAGCATAACGGAAACCGCCAATACCAGCAAACAAGTCAATAAATTTAATGGATTGCGTATATTGTTTGAGTAATGTTGTCATGCTGGAAATGTACCACAAAAACGAAGAATAGTTCAATTTTGTTTTAACCATGCATCTTGGGTCTAACGAGGTTTAGACCCCAAAATGTCCATATAAATGATAATAGCCGCAAAAAACGACAAAAGGCCGTCACATGATCCACATCACCGCCCTAATAACCCTGCAGTCCAAACACGACAGAAAAGGACGCCATCCCATGATTGATTTTAATTCCNGTTCGGCACTGACAGCCAGGCTGAACTATCTGATAGATGAACCTATCACCGCCACGGCTGCCGAATCACAACGCCGTGGTTATCTGGGGGCCTCCATTGTGGGGCACTATTGCGAACGCCACGTCCAGTATCATCTAATGGCCGCCAGAGGAATAGTTGAGCGCAAGCAACCCGGCGCCAGGATTATGCGGATCTTCGACCGGGGCAACCTGTACGAGGAGAAAGCCCGGCAGTGGCTGAAGGATGCCGGTTTCTTGTTTGGTATTCCACCAAAGGGGAAGCAGTTTGAAGATTTTGNNGGGCANTTCNGNGGGCACGTTGACGGAGTGATTACCGNCTGGAAACGNCCAGGGTACGTTTTGCCCTATTCCTTTACCGGCGCTTTGGGAAAACAAGTGNCTGGGCTCAAAGGGGTGGAAGAAGCTGGCTGAAGAGAAATTNCAGAAATACTCTTCAACTTACTTTACACAGGTGCAGCTTTACATGCACTACACCGGCCTTCTCCGCTGNCTGTTTACGGCGGTTAATGCNGACACTATGGAGTTGTACCACGAGCTGGTGGAATACAACCCGATGGAAGCNGAGCTGGCACGGGCACGGGTGGCAACAGTTATATCAGCTACTGATGCCGGGGTGATGGTTCCCNGATGTTCANCAACAAGCACGTTCTATATATGCAAATGGTGCGATTTCAGCGCGGACTGCTGGGGTCAGCCATGATTGATTTTAATCAGTGGGGGCAAGAGCCGAGGAAAGAAATTGATTTTGCTACAATCAAGGCTATTTCGCTGAACAATATTGAATCCATCCTGCATCGCTGGCAGCCGGGCGGCAAGCAGGTACGGGGCGAGTACCTGTGTGGCAGCATCGAAGGGGGCAAGGGAGATTCGTGCAGCACCAATATCTCTACCGGTGTAGGTTCCGATTTCGCAAGTGGCGAGGCCTGGGGCGATCTGATTGATCTGGTTTCCCAGCGCGAAAAGGTGTCAATGGGTGAGGCTGCAAGGGTACTATCGGAGTTTTTACGCATTACCCCTGATACACCTACCCCCCCGCCAGTGCAGAAGCTGTCAGAAGAAGAGAAGCGGGATAACGCCGCCAGGGTATCGCTGGCATTATGGGTCGAGGGGGAGGCGTGTCCGGCAACACACCCATATTTACTTAAAAAGATGGTGAACGCCGATCCCGGCATTAGGTTTCATCCGGCAACCGGTAATATGTTGATACCGCTGAGAGATGGCACTGATCTGCTGGGAGTGCAGCGGATATTTCCCGATGGAACCAAGAAGGTTAACCAGGGCGGGACAATGGCAGGCTGTTATCACGTTATTCCTGGTGAGCATGACGTTGTGTACATCTGCGAGGGGTACGCCACAGCTATGACGGTGGCCATTGCTACCGGAAAAACGGTGGTGGTTGCGGTATCAGCTGGCAATCTGGCAGAGGTGGGTAAAAAAATCAACAAGCTGTATCCTTCAGCGCACCTGGTGTTTGCCGCCGATAATGATCAGGACAAGACCCCGAACCCCGGCGTAAAGGCTGCTACCGATGCGGTAAAGAAGATCGGGCGCGGCAAGGTAATCTATCCGCCATTTCCTGAAGACCAGGAGGGGGACTGGAACGATTACGCACTGATTCATGGCGGCAATGCTACACGTGATTTGTTGTTAAGGCCGGTTAAGCAGAAACGGCTGTTTCAGGATTTAACCACCATGCAGTTTCCTGAACCCAGGTTTCTGATTGATAATGTGCTGGAAACCCCTTGCACAAGCGTGGTTTTTGGAGAATCAGGCGGCGGCAAGTCTTTCATCGTGATTGACTGGGCTTTCCATGTGGCAGCCGGAATAAAGTGGCTGGGACGCGAGACGGTCAGCGGACCAGTATTTTATATCTGTGGTGAAGGTCGGCACGGCATTCCTCGCAGACGCAAGGCATGGGAGCAACACCATAATACAAACCTTCCCCCAAACCGCTTTATGATGTCTGCGGTAACCATAGATTTCACCCCTGAATCAATAGACAGGATGCTTGAAGATATTGACAGTTTTTCTGATCATACCGGAAGGCCTGCATTAATCATTATAGATACGCTTGCACGGGCCTTGGTAGGCAATGAAAACGCCACCGAGGATATGAACAGGTTTGTAAGGGAATTGGACAGGATTCAGACGCAGTATTGCTGTGCCGTTATCGTGGTGCATCACCCAGGCGTTGCCGACCAGCGCAGAATGAGGGGGAACTCGGCGCTGCTGGGGGCGCTTGACGCTGAAATCTTTATTGACAAGCACGGTAAGAAAATTGAGTGGTTGAAGATGAAAGACAGCGAGGAACCCGCCCCGTTGGCTTTTGAGTTGAAAAAGGTAGAGTACGGTGACGGGCAGTTCGATAACAGTTGCGCTGTTGTATATAGCGAATACAAGCGCGAAAAGCAGGAAACAGCGCACCGTAAGGCCGCCAGAGAGGCGATGCTTGAGGCGGTAGAAGCTGAGGGGCTTGGGGATAGATGTTCACTGGACGCATGGAGAGAGCTGTTTGAATCGAAAACCCCCGGGATAAAAAAATCAGCAATCAGGGGAACATTGAATAGAGAAATTGAGCGGATGATTGAGAGTGGCGAAGTGGTGAAGGACAGCAAATATTATGTGCCAATTTTGTCGGATGACCAGATTACAAAATCAATTTTTGGCGAGTTGATTTAATGCTGAACAAACAGAACAAAAACACATTTTTAATGTTCTGTTCAATTCTGAACACCTGTTCCACGTACATTTGTTCGCTGTTACAATGTGGAACAAACAACACCCTCCTACGTAGTAGGAGGTTGTATGTTCCATTGTAATGACTTGGTTGTATTGCTTAAAAAATAGGCAGCACAACAGGACACGATAAGTCTTGTTGAAATCATGCCTTGAAGGCAAAAATGCTTTTTTGAATTAGTTTACAGATTGAGGAACAGATATGAAAATTTCAGATGATGATTTTGGGCACTGGGCAGGCCGCAGGGATTACGACATATGCAACAGGCCTGATGTCTGCGGTAGCTGCCTGCAGCGCAAGCACCTGAAAGCGGAGTGCAGGCGAAGGGTGATAGCGAGACTGGCAGATAAAGATCAAGGGATGCTGTTCTAACGAGCCACGTGATAACCGGCGGGCGATGTCATAAAAAAATAATGTGACTTTTTAACTCAGTGTGGTAAAAAACGACTCATGGCAAGATTGACCCAACAGCAATGGCTGGAAGCAAAACAGATGTACGAGATGGAGCCGACAGCTACGCTGGAAAGCGTAGCGCAAGCTGTCGGCGTTTCCAGACCAGCAGTCTCACAAAGAGCCAAGGCGGAGGAATGGCAGAAGTCGGGAACGCTGGCGAGGGTTAACCAGTCTGCACAGATTGCCGCCGACAGAAAACTTACGGGCAAGCTTACGGGCGTAAGTTCTAAAAATGCCACAGTTACAGAGACATCCATAGCACTGCGCGCCAATGTCATCGAACGCCACAGGGAGCAATGGGGGCAGCATACGAAGCTTTTCAACCTGGAGGATATCGCTGTTGATTTCGATCTGGGCAAGCGTGCCAAGATCAGCGCCGAGATGCTGATGATCAGACAGGGAGGCGAGCGAAAAGCGTGGGGGCTGGATGATGACAACCAACAGCAGCAGCCGGTTCAGCCTCAGTCTCTGCTGGTTATCAGCCAGCGTGCCGAGGTGTCACGATGATTGAATTGCATCAGGCTCAACATGATTTTGTTGTTTCTGATGCGCCCTTTATCGCCTACGTTGGCGGCTATTCTTCCGGCAAGACACAGGCGCTCTGCCTGCGTCTGCTTTCCCGCCTCTCTCACAACCTTACCCTTGCCTACTACATGCCTACCTACGCGCTTATTCGTGAGCTGGGCATTCCTCGTTTGACATCTCTGCTGGAAGCGCATTATCCAGGCATCCGTTGCAAAGTGAATCTGCAAACCTGGACTGTTACCGTTCCCGGCTTCGGGCGGGTGATCTATCGCAGTATGGACGCTCCGGAGGCGATTGTTGGTTATGAGGTTGCAGATAGCTTCTTTGACGAGCTGGATACCCTGCCGATTCGCAAGGCAACGGAAATCTGGCAGAAGGGCATGGGACGCAACCGGCAACCCCGGCCTGACAAGCGCAAGAATAGCATGGCTGTTGCCACTACCCCTGAAGGCTTCAATTTTGTGTATGAAAACTGGGGAAGAGATCCACGGCCAGGCTATGAGTTGATCAAATCACGCACGATGGATAACCCCTGGGCTGATCTGGAGTATATCGCGTGGTCGATCTGCTCAGGCGGTGTGAGCACCCTTGATGCTGACAAGTTGAACGAGTTGAACCGGGCAACAAGTGAAGCATATCTTGACGTTATCAAATCAAACGAGTGGATTAGTAAAGACTTTTTGCTCTGGCTTATCTCTGGCCATGCTGAAGGGTCAATACCGGGTGTTTCGGCATGGGTTGACGACAAGGTTATTTTGATAGGTTCCAATGATTCCGGTGAATTACAAAAGGTTACTTTAAGTGGTACTTTAACTAATCGACTGGCCACTCTGAAGTCTGCAATCAAGGACGGCAAGCAGATTGCTGAAGCGACTATCCACATGGAAGACAACGACGGCAACGCATACAAGCTAACCCTTGACGGTCGTACCTTCTGGTTTAAGGGTCTGAAGTGTCCGACTGCCAAGATGCTCAGAGAAGAGGGGGCTGACGAAATGCCAGAGATGCAGGCCGCAATGCTCTATCGCGTGGCAGGTATTCAGGATGCAATCAAGTACCTGCTCTCCAGTCACCTGATGGCGTTTCTTGATGCCAGGCTGAACCGGTGGGGGATCGTCCGGGATAACGTGAACGAGTGGGTTGAAGAGGCAGCGTAACACCACCCCCAAGGAGCGTTAAGCATGGCTGAGACCGATCTGATTGTAGGGCGCAAGCAACTGATGGTGTACCTGCATCTCTGTAACTGGAACGCAGTGCAGCGCATGGTGAGCCGTGAGGGGTGTCCGATTGGCAAAATAGGTGGAAGGTGGTCGGCTCAACGCCACCTTCTGCTTGCCTGGATCACCAGCCGCCAAGGAGGGGGCAAACCTGTAAAAAGCTGTCAAAATTTACAGGATTGGACACTAAAAGCCAGAAGTAAAAGTCTCGAAACGCTGTCCAAAAAACGTAACTTCATCATGCAATCGTTTCTGGTCAACTATCGGGGGAGCATGACTATTTCAGGGGCCTGCAATGCGTCAGGCATATCACGGCAAACGTACCACAACTGGCGGCAGCGGTTTGAAAGATTCGACTCAGCATGTAGGCAAATTGAAGAAGAGGTGCAAGTCAATGGCAACAACTACGAAGAAACGACAACCGGCAAAGAAAAAATCAGCAACTACCAAGAAGAAACCAGCAACACCGGCTACCAGGAAGCCTGCTGTTAAGAAGAAAGCCCCGGCAAAGAAACCGGTTAAAAAGCCTGCAGCAGCAGTCAAGGACGGTAGTGATCGTATTCACGTCAAGGGCGGCGAGGTTGTGGAGGTGGTGAAGCAGGCCACTATAACCAAAAAGAAGAAACCCAATCCGCGTCAGGCCCGTAAGACTGAATCAGCCGAATTGACAGACCGGGAGCTACGTTTCTGCCGGGAATATGTCTGTGATGTTTCGATGAATGGGACACAATCGTATTTGAGGGCATTCCCGCATGTAACCTACTTCACAGCAAAGAATAAAGCTGCTCAGACTCTCAAACGTCCAGAGATAAAGCGGGCTATTGCCGACATGCAGAAGGACAGGATGGAGCGCCTCAGTTGTTCGGGAGACAGGATTATAGAAGAGGCTATGAAGCTGGCGTTCTACGATCCGCGCAATATGTTTGATTCAGACAACAAGATCATTCCGGTTCAAGACCTTGATCCTGATCATGCTGCAGTAATCGAGGGCATTGAAACTCTGCATAAAATTGTGGGTGATGATACCGACGGCATGGCGGTTACTACCAAGATCAAACTGCCGTCCAAACGTGGCGCCCTGGAGTTTCTTGCCAAGATCAAGAAGATGACCAGTGATGCTACTCCGATTCAAGACCCGCGCATTGCCGACGTGTTGCGTAAGGTGCAGGCCGGTGAGATTACCCCGCTTGATGGAGCGTATGATCTGCAGATTGACGGTTTGCCATTGCCTGAAGTACTGGCAATACAGCTGAAGCGCCC